CTGAACCGTCGCCGCGGTCGGTCGTCTCGTTGTACTCGTTGCTGTGCGAGATGTTGATATTGCCAACGTGGGTGGCGATGTGCGTGGCCGCAGTCGACCCAGCCGTCCCACGGTAGATTTTCCGTTCCCAACCTGCTCGTTTCTTGGCCATGTCTCAGGCTCCTATTCAAATCGCCCCACGCCACTCGCGGTGGAACCGGGCAAGGTTTCGCTCTAGTGCTGGCGCCATCGTCGGCCTGGCTGGAAATAGCACGCCGCCGCGAACGCCGCCGTGTTCGTGGACTTGCATCGCTTGGTCGATCTTGCTTGAAGCGAAACCGACCACCGCACCTTCTCGATCGGCCCTGTACAACACAGCCCGTCTGGCCAGGCCGCCCCCGCGTCCGCGGCGCGTTCGGATCGGTTCGCCGGGTCGACTCTTTTTCTTCGATCGCTTGATGCTCACTCGAGCGTCCTTGCGAATGCTCGCGGCGGCGTGGAAGAAGTTGCGATAGGCCGCTTTGTCGACGGCCTTCTCGACCTTCTTCGGGGTTTTCGTGATGCTGGTTTTGATTCCGAACATATCAGGCGACCGTTATTCGTTTGGTCCGCAACAGCCACTCAAGCCCGCCTCCGTAACTTTCGCAGGCTGGCATGTTCGGCTGGCTCATCAGTTCCCACACCGTACCATCCGCGTCTGTTAACCTGTCGCCGGCTGCTGGGGTGACAGCCGATCCGTCGATAACGTACGCCGATTTTGTGACCAACCACTCCCGGTCAATGAACGAGGTTTTCACGCCCATCCGCGTCTGCGTCTGGATCTCCGAGCCTTGACCCAACCACGAGACGGAGACGCTTGCGGTCGTATCGGACGCTCGCTGAAGCGTGACCGTCTCGCTGAAGAGGTTCGCAAATGCAGGCTCTCCAACCTCGTACAATGAATCGAATTGACTAGTCATGGGTTACGCCGGCACGTCGTCGCCACCGGAGGCATCGATCACATTGCTGAACAAGTACCCTAGTGACGTGTAAAACACCTTTTCTTGCGTTTCGTGACGGACTCGTACGATGTCGCCGCGGCTGGCGTCGTCGTAGTACGTTTCCAGCGTACCGCCGATCTGCGACCCGTCCTCGCTCCAGTGAATCGTCCGGCAAAGCGCCGGTTCTTCCGGGTTCGAGGTGCGAGCAACTCTTGCAAGCATCGCATACTCATCGCTCCACATCGGCGCGATGTCCACGCTCTGTCCTTCATTGGCCGAGTCCCGAGCCGAGTCGGCAACGATGATCTCGTCCAGGTCGAAACAGTCGGCCAGCATTTGCCGCGTGACTGCACCAGGCTTGACGCTTTCGCCGGCTCCGCCAGACTCCAGTTTGTCGATCACCTGCGCGTTCATTCGCAAGTTAAGGAACTGCCGCCTGTTGATAACCAATGCGTTAGGGTACAGTCCGGTGTTTTCCCAAATCGACTGCTTGCCTTTGATCACGTCAGTCAGAGGAACGGCGTTCGTCCAATCGTTCCACTCGTGCGTGATTGCCGCCGTACTGCTCGCAAACGTGGTGGCGTTGTAGAGCAGGTTCGCGACACGGTACTCGTACGCTCGAAGGACGACATCGTACGCCACACGGGTCGACATCACTTCGAAATCGAACCACTCGCGGTAGATTTTCGCACGCCGTCGGTCGATCGGAAGCTCGATGCCGTTTTCCTCGGTCTCGTAAGTGAAGTCCTCGAAGTCGTAGTTCGTTCGGTTGTAGTTGCCGCGTGAGTCACGACCGGTCTCCGGTTCCTTCAGGAACTGCTTCAGTGTGACGAGGCCCACTGTGCCGCTCTGGTCGGCAACGTCGACGACGGGGGCAACGCGATTTGCGATGAATCCGTTCCGGTTCATTTCCATGTCGAACTGAAACATGGACCCGAGGTCCGGCCGGAATCCGCTAAGTGCTTGGCTTGGTGCGGGCATTTTTGCTCGTCCTTTCAAAAAAAAAGGGGGCCGTACGGTTTCCCCGCACGGCCCCCAAAGGCCAAGCGATTTGGGTCACTACCCAGGTCATGACTCCTGGGGCGGCCCTGGAAGCCGTGCGGAATTACCGCACGGCCCAAAAGGTCAAATTGTCAGTTGTCAGGCGGATTCGCCGAACAGTTCGATCAGCAGGATTCCGGCCGTGTAGGTGGCTTCGCTGTCACCAGTTCCACCGGTCAGGTACAGGTATTGATCCGCGGCAGGCGGAGTCACGGCAACCACCGATCCGGCCGTGAGATCACCAGAGTTACAGAGCTTGGTCTCGGTGAGGGCGCTGATAGCCGTGTTCTCGACGCCCGTGGCCTCAGTCGCCGAATGGATGTCGATGTCGTCGTCGCCGGTCGCCGGAGTTTCGAGGCACGTCATACGAGCCGCAACGATCGTGCCGTTCTTGGCTGCTGTGATCTGGCCGAGGTGAGCCACACCGGTGCCGTCATCGCCGATCACGTCGTCTGCCGTGCCTCCGCTATTGAGGCCGGTGAGATCGATCAGGAGAGTCGTCTTGATGATCGTGCCGGTTTTCTCGACGCTCGTGACGTAGGAAGCCGCCGCACCGGTGATGCCGACGCCGGCAGTGTTTGCGACACTCCCGGCCAGGGTATCGGTTGTCTTGTCGGTGTTGTGCGGCATCACTTCGAGAATGTCGCTTGCGGTCGTCGTCGTTTCGAGCGCCGTGCCTTCGGCAACCGATCCGCTGCTCGCCACCTGGCCATCAGCGGCGGCATACACAGGGTTGCCACCAGTGATCGCTCCGGTGCACGATGCCTTCACGGTTCCCTGACCGTTGGCCAATTTCGCTGAGAAGTTCTTGCCGGACTCGACAAAAGCCTCAGTCCACGCAACGGCAGGATCGGCTGCGTCTGCATACGTGGCGGTTTTTGGGCTCGTTGCCGCACTGCTAATCTTAATTCGCCGGTTCGGCTCGAGATCCTCACCGGCAATGAATGTTTTTCGCATTCCGTCAGTCTGTTGACTCATGTTTCTTTCTCCTTGGCCTTGTGGCCTAGATGATTGACCCTATCGGTCGGCCTCGGTTCAGTTTTTGCGAAAGCTCGAAGGCCCGACTTCCGCGTTGTGGGCCTCGATGTAGCTGGCGTGCAAGTCCGGGTTGCTTTTGATGACAGAGCGAACCGCGTCAGGCTTCGACATGCCTGCCTTCATTTTCTCTTCCACAGCATCGTGGAACGCAGCCACCGGATCGGCAACGCCATCGCCAGAGTTGCCGCCTCCTCCGAGCATGTCGACGCCAGGCTTGCCGGCCTTCGCCTTTTCGGCATCGGCCTTGGCTTCGGCGGCTTGCTGCTCGGCTTCCACCTTTGCTGCTTCCGCCTTGGCTTTCTCTTCCTCCGCGATCTCCGCGCGGAGTTGGAGTTCCGTCATCCACGCACCAGACGCTTGATCCGTGGTGGCGTTCGCGTCCATCTGTTTGCCGAGAAACTCGGAATCGGCGCCAGGACAGCACGCCTTGAGTTCCTGCCACGTAGCGGCCTTGGGAGTGTTTGTCTCGCTCATTCTGTTTCTTCCTTTCCGCCGCGCTGTGGCGGCAAGGTTGGAAATTACGGTTTCAAACGAGCTGATTTCATCTATCAGCCTGAGTTGTTTTGCGTCTTCAGCGAGCCACATGCGTCCCTCGGCCAGCGACTCTACTTCATTGACATCTATATTTCTTCCAGCAGCCACGCCGGCTGTAAACTGCTGCTGGGTTTTGTCTACAAGATCTTGCCACACAGCTTTCTGTTCTTCGGTGACTTCGGTGCCTGGGAAACCCGCCCCCTTCAGCTTCCCCGAGCGAATCACGACAGCCTTAATACCTTGCATCGCCGCCGCGCCGCTCACGTCGTACAACGCCATGAAAGTGCCGATCGATCCGATTCCTGCCGTCGAGTTGTTCGCCACAATTCGAGACGCTTGAGACGCCACCCAATAGGCAGCAGACGCGCACGTGTCCTCGACAAACGCCCACACATGCTTCTTGCTGGTCGCCGCCTTCACGTCAGACACTAAATCAGCGGTCCCAGCCACGGTTCCACCAGGCGAATCGATCCGAAGCAGAATCGCGTCGACGTCGTCATTGTTCGCCGCCTTCCTGATAGCCTGACGCAATCCAATCATCCCGCCACCACCAGACAACGACGAACCTCGCTTGGTCATCGTTCCCTGAATGTCGATCACTTGAATCGACGTTTCGTCTTGTTGCTGCCTCCGTTGGGATGCGGCTGAAATGTCACGCCCAGCATTGGCCGCCACGTGATTCGATAGATCGAGCTTGCCAACCTGGTCAAGTAGGGTTCCGAACCGGGTTTCGTCGACGAGCCACAATCCGACGTATTGCTCAAGGTCGAGGCCAATATCGGCTATCTGTCCGGTGTCAACGATCAGTCCGTCATTCATCGGGCGGCACCTCTTCGCTTGGTTCGCTCTGTCCGGCCCCGGATGACGCATTCGCCACCTGTGCTCCTACGCGGTCAGGCGTCGGCAGGCAAAGCACTTCCCGCCACGAAACCCGATCGGGATCGTCTGGAAATTCCCCATTGATCGCAGCCGCCTTGCGCTTCGCGTTAGTGATAACTGTTCCGTTATCTTGGATGGCTTCTTCACTGATCTCCCACCAGTCAAACCCATTCTCGGCTGCCAGCCGTCGTGGGCTCGTCTGGAGGTTCCGCACGCGAAGGATGCCAGCGGAAGCGTCCTTCATCGGCTCGATGTACGGCCACCGCGGTGGGTTCCATCGGTGGGCGAAAATCTGCTCTCCGATCCGCTCGTACTCTGCCTGCAGCATCCGGTCTTCGGAAAGCCACTGACGGACTTTCCACCGATAGACGCGAGCATGAAATGACTTGGCGAGCCATCGCTGGAACTTTCTGAAACCGAGCCGAGCCTGATCCATCGCACCACGCCAACCGCTGAAGTTGGTTTGCCGCGGATCGAGCAGCAGCAACTGCACAGGTAGCCCAAGGTTGATCGAGATCAACGTGAGAACCAACAGCGAATGTTCAAAGAATTCCGGGTTCGGGACGTTCGGGGAAAAACCCGTCAGTTTGCCGCCTGGTTTGCCGCGGTATCGCATCCCAGGCCCGAGCCCCTCAAGGTTCCGGCTCGTGCCGTCGCCAAGCAGCTCGGTTGATCGAGCGCCGGTCTTGCTGGCTGTACTGCCACCACCGCCCGGCATACCGATTGGAGTCTCTTCGAGGATCGCGTAGGACGCAGCCACCCGAGCCTTGATCAGTTGTGCAAACTGGAGATCGTCGTGATGCTCCGCCGCCATTCCGATCGGCGCGAACGACGTGAATCCACGTGTCTGGCTCTTCCGCCTCGGATGGTAGCAGTGGATGACGGCGCGTTCGTCGCGACCTGTGATGGCATCGCGTTGTCTGGCGGCATATTGACGGACATCGCCAACCCTGGCAACCGAACTGGAAATTCCAACATCCTCACGGGTCAACCAGTATTCCAACCGCTTGCGGGTCGCTTCTTCAAGCAGAACGCCAAGCACGACGTCACGGCTAGTGTTGGTCGGCGTCTTGCACCGGTGTGCCTCGCATGTCTCCAGCGCCCCGGCGTCGGCGATCGGCAAGTGGATGATGTCGCCGTCGACGATTGTGTGCCTGAGAGTCAGCCGTTCGAGGGTGTGGAAATCCGACTCGCCGGCAAGGTCGCAAGCGTCCTCGTTCTCGGCCCACGCCTTCCACCTCGCAGTCAGATCGTCATCCAGCGAAGAACGGCGTTTCTTCCCGTCTCGCCGGTCATCATCTGTTAATGGTTCGACTTGGGTGTCTAGTGTGAACCCGTCTTGGATCACGTTATCCACCAGCCGCTCGACGCCTTGGCCGACAACGATGTCATTGCGGTCGATGTCACGGCTTAGCTCCATGGCTCGAAAGAACTGAGCCTCTGAGCGGTAGTGGTAATCGGCGTGCTTGCCGATCGAAGTCACGCCGGCACGTGAACGCCGCATGCGTGTCTGCTTAGATAGGTCGTAATCGGCACGCAATTCCTCGAACGCATCGTTAAGCGTCGGACTGCCGAGTTCCATTCTACGGCTCATAGATCACCCCGCGAATTCGAGAAGTCGGGGTGCGTGACAGGGTAAGAATCGCCATCATTTTGAGAGAGCCAGGCATCCACCTCTTGCAGGGAACGCCGGACTTCTTCGAGCCGGAAACCGACCTGTTGACTGCCTGCACTGCCGCCACGACTTGCTGTCGTCGGCAACATCACGATCAGTCTGCGGCAAGCAGTCCGAAATGCCTTCGCCTCCGCAACAGATCCATCAACGTCATAGTCGGCGTTGTCGAGGTACGCGTCTCGGATTGTGTCAAGATCATCAGCCATACCACAAGCATAACAGCGGAACTCAACCAGAAAACACGAGTTAGTGTATTCCGATTCGGATATTAGATGTTCTCAAACAGCCACCGCAAGGCATCGCCGGGTCTGTTGACCGGTCTGCCATTCGCGGTTTTCGCCCCAGATTGCTGAAGTCCACGAAGAACACGTTTGAACTGGAGTCGTTGTCGCTCCGACGTAAACCTAGCCTCGACATGCCGACTGAGGTATTCTTTTTTGCCTACGTCGCCCATGGGGATCTCGATCATGGCCGTTTCTATGACCGGTTCGGCATGACCCTTTTTCGGATCAGGCTTCGTTTGTTCCGGCGTTGCAACCGGAGCGTCTATAGTCTTAGCCTTGCCTTGTTGTGTCGGACGCCTTCCCATGCGAATCTCCTATACTGTTATGATTCCAGGCTCGTCGCCGTAGTCGTCATCGTCTTGTGACTGGTTTTCGATCACGGATATTCCGCGAATCTCACGAGCCGCGATCGCTAACGCTGTAGCATCCAACCAGTGATTCGGCTTCTGAAACCGCCCTCCGTTGGATGGTTGCCACGCATACGCACCGCTCGTTCCCTTCGGTGCCCACTGCTCATTCGTGATATGTTTGGCGTAGCTCAAGTGGGCGTTTGCCGCCTCTCTACCCCACTGATCGGCTTCCGGCGTGAAGATGCCGAGACTCCCGCTATCGCCGAACTCCTGAAGAAATCCCTCGTGAACGCGGATCTTGAAATGGTCGGCATTCACCTCGCACAACGGGAAACCAAGCTTCCACTCGACACGGAAGTTCGGCCCGACCATCGACGTTCTCGACGGCGGCTTGTCTCGCCAGTTCGGGATCCCCTTGGACGGCATCGCGGTCTCGAATCCAACGCTCCGGCAGAACAACTCCACCGGCTGCGAGTTCCAGCCGTCTTGCTTCCATCCGCTGTCTATGATGGCCAGATCGCTGTCCCAAGTCTCCCCGTCCTCATCCACGAACCCTTCAGTCCGTGAATGCCACCAGGCTTGCAATCCGTCCAGAATCAGCAGCTCGCAGGCCGCGGCCTTCACCCCTTGGGTCTCAAACGGCCAGAAATCGTAATCGACAATCGACCCCACGGCCAGATCATTCCACGCGATCGTGACGTGATGGCATCCGAGCTTTTGCACATCTGCCCCGGTCGTCAGAGCGACAGTGTCAGACGGCACGATCCCGCGTTTGGCGTTGCTCCTGCAATTCGTCCTCACATGGTAAGGCGTCAGGATCAACAGGCTTCCGTCGGGATCTGGTGGCGGATCATTCTGCAACTCGGTTAGCGCCGACACCATCCCCTTGTCAGCAACAAAGTTTAGGTAGCCCTGATAGCTCGATACCTCCGCCGGCTCTCCGTCGCTCAGCGGTCGCGAGTTGTACCGGTACGGGTTCGTCGAAACGTGCCCTTTCTCGATCTCCGCCTGATGCTCGACGTACCACGCGTGAGCTTCCCGGCCGTCTGGGTCTTTCTCCGTGTCACGCCCCGACCGCATGGCAATATACTGCTCGCTCAGTGCGTAGTTCGTCGGCATCTTCTCAATCAGCTTGTGACGCTGACCGCTGAACGATGGCCGCTGCCGTGGATCGGTGAACACGTACGCCGCGCAAGTGCGATTGATCAAGGTACACAGGAACACTCGCGACACGTTACGGTCAGGGCCACCGAGCCCCGCCACGTCGGCGTCAATGATTTCGATACGGCTCTCTGTTTGCAACGCGGAGCGGGCTGATTCGCGATCGTCGATGTCGTCAATTAGAGCCAAGTCCGGCCTGCGGTTGCGGACTGAGTACCCTCGCACCGGCCCCTCAATGCCAAGCGATGCGAATATCTGGCCAGAAGCACAACTGTCAAGGTTTTCCGGCCAGTTCCGGACGTTTTCCCGCAGCGACTCCGTGGAGATCGTCGGCAAAATGATGCAGTCCTGCCCCCACTCCATGCCGATCGGCTCGCCGTGGACCGTCATCTGCCGGGCCCGAGAAGCCCAGCCGCCCATCTCCCGGATCGGTATCCCAATCTCTGGGAAGTCGGAAACGAACAGGTCGGATTCACGAATCGCCCATTTCAAATTCTTCAACTCGTCGACGGCGCGCTTCCCAGATTTCGAGATCACCATCGGGAAACCAATCGAGCCACGCACAGCCAGCCAGAACGCAGTGAACAACGCACTGCGACTCTTGCCATCGCCGCGCGGCCCTGCAATCGCCTGGTCCCCGGAACGCTCGGCAGCAGCACAGATCGCGTCAATCATCTGCGTGCGAGAATCTGTAAACGGCTGATAGAAAACTTCGGGAAAATACGCGCGATGGAATAAGTACACGCTATCGAGGCACCGTCGACGACGCTCAGAATCGGCTGGAGGCGGCAGTCGGATGTCGCGATCTGCTGCTCTCTGGTTCCGTTTTCTTTCTGCGTCACTCATGGCCTAGACGGACTTTCTCTGCGAAACGTGGGATGGCGGTGGGAAAC